GATGAAACCCTCGCCCAGGAACCGGGTCTGTCGCCTGACATCGCCGGCAGTCTGCTGGTACCCGGTGATGGCACCGGCGATTGCCAGCGCCCCACGAGCGAAACTTGCGCCCGCACCGCAGGCATGTGCGCATCCCGGCCTCATTGCGACCTGGGCGTGTCTTTGGCGGGACGTGCCGGACCCGCAGCGCTGGCTCACGGGACGTGACCTGCGCCCGCCCTGTCCGCGCGGCGTGGGCCATCGCTGATTTTGCAGCCGTGGGCGAGAGGCCCGTCCGCGCTGCCAGCGCGAGAAACTCGAAATCCTGGTCGGGCGCGCTCGCCAAAACGGCCAGGATCTGGTCCATGCCCTGCGGGGTGATCGCCCACGGGGTGCCGGCGATGGCTCGCTCCACTCGGCTCACGACATCTCTCCTTCGATCAGGTGGGCCATGGCCTCATTGGCATGCCCAGCCAAGACGGCCTGTGCGGCAGCCTCGGAAGCGTCCTCGTCGTCGCTATTCTCCGGGCCCTGGGTCTGGTGGCTGGTGGTCTGGCTGCTTACCAGATCGCCCACGGACTCCACGTCGAGGCCGTCCTTCTTCCGCAGCGCCTTTTCTTTCCGGCGCTGGCGGTGGTTCTCCATGAAGGAGGTGCCGTTCATTTCGCGTGCCTCGCGGTCGATGGTCGAGAACCCTGCATCCACCCGCTGCCTTGCTCCTGCGGCCTCCTTGACCGGGTCGAGCTGCGGCATGGCGTCGCCGGTCCAAAGCGTGCCGAGGTAGGCGCGTCGGACCAGCGGGGAGTCCCAATAGCCCGGCGCGTCGATCAGGCCGCGAGCCACCGCCTCGTCCATCACATCCTCGTAGCAGGGCTGGCAGAGCCAACCCACCAGGAGGTGCCGGCGGGTGCGGAAAAACTTGTAGGCCTCTAGCATCGCTGCTCTGGAGGCCGAGTAGCTGCTGGTGAACGCCTTCATCAGCATCTCGTGCGGCATTTCCAGGGCCACGCCGATCTGCCGCACATTGGCCGTGAAGAACGGATCGAACTGAGCGTTGGGGCGGGCCGGGTTGGCGAACTCGACCCCCTCGCCCTCGCCCAGCTCCACCACAGAGCCCATGCCCAGCGCAACGTCCCCGGGGTCGGAGGGCGCCCGATCTGCTGCGGCGCTTCCCGCGATGGGGTCCAGCGGGCCGGGCGCCCCCTCCGGTGCGTCCGACGTCAGGAAAACCGTGAACATGGCGGACAGGACCGCGGCGTTGAGCTCCGCCTCGCCGTAGCGGTCGAGCTGCTTCAGTGTGTCGATGACGGGGGCGAGGTATGGCACGCCACGCCTCTGTGCCACGCGCCGCCGCTCCAGGAGGAGCTGTGCAACGCGCTGGCCGGTCGCTGGATGTCGGGCCGGCAGGAAGTCCCACTCCCACCCGCCGCGAAGCCATGGAGCGTCCCCGGGGTGGTAGCGCTGGACGTGATAGCCTTGCACACGACCGTGGCCGTCCACCTGCACGCCGCCAGCCACCTCCTGCGTGTCCCACTGGTGGCTCGGGTTCGAGATACGGTCCGCTTCGATGAGTTGGACCTTCGTTCCCCACCAGCCGTAGCTGGGGCGGTTGTCTCCCCCGTCCCAGACGAAGCGCCGCACGCGAAGCACGTCGCCGGACTCGAGGATGGAGCGCAGCGTCAGGCCCTGTTTTTCGTAGAAGTTGACCTCGCCCTCGAGGTCGCAGTCCGTTGTCTCGGCCCAGTTCCGAAACAGCCGCTCCGCCTGAGCCTCCCAGGCGTCGGCGTCCTCGTCCGACATCCCCAAGAACTCCCGGTCGATATTGGGCTGCACGCGCAGTCCCGTGCCGACGGTCGACGTCACGACGGTTGAGATGGCGCCCGAGCCGATCGGGTTGTTGCGTGCCTGGTCTCGGGAGCGGTCCCGGATCGTCTGCAGGCCGCCGTGAATGTCGGTGATTCCCGATCCGGTGCCCGGGCTGTAGCGCTTGAGGCCGGGCTTGTCCGAGCGGGCGGCGTCGTAGCCGCCGCCGCGACCCGAGATGATCTGCAGTCCAGCGCGGGCCCGCAGCCGCCGAAGTCCGGCCTCCGGCGACACGAAGGCCCCCGCGCGGTCGAGCAGGGTGGGGGAGACGTCGGGGATCCTCATTCAGGGATCAGCCTCCGGCGGCCGCGACTCCCTCGCATCCGTCCGATAGCGAACTCAAGGCGCCGGCGTTCCCGGCGAAGCTCGCCCAGGTCCGCACGCTCGACGCGACGACCGTCCTCCATGACGACCTGGCCCCGCGTCAGGACAGCCGTGATGGCGTCCGACACGGCGGCCAGTTCGGTCTGCAGCTCTGCCAGTGTCCCCAAGTGGATCCCCTACATACGCAGAAAGCCCCTCCCCCAGCAGTGCGCTGGAGAGAGGGGCTCCCGTGGTCGGCCCTAGTTGCTTGTATCGTAGAGGATACGGCGTGTGTCCTAGTGGGTCAAGTCAGGCCCCGCTCGCCCGCTGGATTGCGCCGGCGGTGATAGGGTAGATCGCGTTGCACTTCCGACCGTCGCGCAGGTTGCGGTGGCACTGGTAGGTGTGAGCCAGCGCCGCAGTGGGCTCTCCCTCCCACTTTTGCTGCTGCAGCGCACTGATGCGCACCCGTGGCGGCGCGCCGCACCGCGGACACCGCGCGTCGACTGCCAGCAGCCGGGGCGCGGCGCTCATTCGATTCCCTTGGAGCGGACCCTGCGGCGGCGGCGCCTGCCCCCTCCCGCCGTAGAGGCGGGGTCCCGGGCCACAGCCACCAGTTCGGGCATCTGCGCGAGTGTGCCCGCGCCCAGCGCACGGAATGCGGAGTCTGCCATGACGTGCAAGTCCGGCGCCTCGTCTCGGGCGCGCTTCTGGACCCAGCGCTCCTGGTAGACGCGGGAGCCCCGCACGCGCCGCCGGACCTTCTCGAAGGCCCCGAACTGCGCGAAATACTCCCCATCGAAGCCGTTGCAGATCGGTGGGTGGCCCGGCTGGCGGAAGTGAATGTAGCGAGGCCCCACACGCTGCACCTTGAGCCGGTCGTACAGGCTCGCCTTCGCCGGGAACGTGCCGATGGTCCAGACCTTCACGCCGTCGGCGTTGGCTCGCGTTGGGCGCTTCAGGGGCGGAGCGTTCGGCTTCCCCCTGTCGCCCTGGCACGCCCAGATGTTGCGCCCCTCCCGGGGCTTCACGAAGCGGAAGACGTACTCCATCGTGTTCCCGTCGTTCGAGTCGACCATGCAGGCGCTGACGCGGAGGCGGGTGCCGGCCGCGTGGAGGTACGATCCAGCCAGTAGGGCGTCGAGTCGGCCCCATGTGTCCGGCAGCGACGGAGCCCCCCAGATCCGCTCGTGCAGGATGTCCCACGTCTGCCACTCCACGCCGTAGCCGCGGATCAGGAGCTCGAGGCGGTCGCCCTGGACGTCGACGCCCGCACACAGCACGCCCACGCCATCCGGGACCATCACGCGGTCCCCGCCGGGCGAGACATAGACCTCCGCTCGGTCCTCCAGGCTCGAGGTGTCAGCCTTCGCGCCCCGCTCCTCGTAGGGCTCCCCGAGCCACTGGTTGACCCAGACCTGCAACATCAAGGGGTCGTCCTTCGACTCGAGGAACTTGGTGGCCATCGCCGCCCAGGACGCACCCTCGAAGGGTGAGACGAGGCCGCTGATCGCGAACCCGCGCGTGGAGCGCCCCGGCTGACGCGGCACCCACTTCGCGCCGTTCGCCTCGTCGATCATCCACGCCTTGTGGTCGCCGGTGATCGGCTCCTCGCAATGCTCGCAGACATAGTAGGCCGTCTCCGGGAGGTGTTGGATGTCCCTCTCGCGGGCGCCGCACTCCCCGCATGGACCGTCCTCGTCCACCTCGACACCGCACCCGGTGCAGAAGACCTGTTTTTCCCATTTCACGCCGTGCGTCGTGTCGCGCCCTCCCCACTCCAGCACCTGGAGCTCCTTGCAGTGCGGGCATGGCACGTGGTACTCCTCCCACGTACTGACCTGCAGCGCGGCATAGATCCGAGACGAGTGCTTCCACGTCGGCGTGGAGCCCATCACGGTCTTGCGGTCGGGTAGCGTTCGGTTCGCCCGTTCAGCCAGATCGACGGAGTCGCCCTCGGCCCCCGAGTCCAGCGTGAAGGCGTCCACCTCGTCCATCAGGACGTCCCGGGCGGTGTGCCGGCGCAGGCCCTTCGGCGAATGGGCGCCGCGGATCGTGAGCGACCCCCCGGAGAAGATCTTGTCCGTGAGGGTTCCCGTGCCCTCTGGGAGGATCTCGGCCAGCTCATCCGTCGCCTGGATGAACGGCCCCAGCTGCTTCCGGCTCCAGTCCTCCGCCTCCGTGCCCGTCGGGTGAATGACCAGCATGCGCTCCGGGTCCTGGTGCATCGAGTATCCGATCCGCTGGTGCAGGACGCCCTCGGTGTAGCCGACGCGAGACGGCTTCATGACGACAACCCTCCGCACAGTCCGATCCGAGACCGCGTCCATGACCTCCCGGAGGTACGGCGTCGTGGATGTGTCCCACTTCTGGCCGTCGCTGAGGTGCCCGTATTCGTCGGCCCACTCGCTGAG